GCTTTAACAGGGACCGGTAAAAGTTATCGAGAACGTAATTTACCTACATTTGCAAAGTCTCTTGCAAGTATTCAAAAAACAGGGTCATTGTTTGATTCTAGCTCTTATGATCCACGATTATACGCCATAATTAAAGATACGACGGACGATCTGATCTATAAATCTATTCAACAAAAACTAATAGAAGAGGTTGCGAGGAATGCCTGATCTAGCTCGCGAACAGGGAAGAACCGAACGTTATTTACCACGCTCTGCGTGGGCTCAGATGAGTCCAGCTGAAAGACGTGAAACGGACGAAAAAAAGAAAAAAGAAACAGCTGGCAATAAGCCTGTCAATACCCATGTACCTAATACAGAAAAAGCCCGTGAGGCCCGTAGGCGAGCTTCCGAGTATATTAAAAGAAAAGCAAGCTAGTTATGTCTAATCCTTTTAATCAAGCTAAGGACTTTTTTTCGGATGCTTTTGCAAAACAAGAATATGCCGCAGGTCAGCAAACTCAGTATCAGCGTAGCGTTGATCAACCAATGAGGCACGATTTTTTTCCTACACGAAAAGAAGCATATGATCCTAAGTCACCGATGCATAGCTCCGAAACGTTTATGAGAAATATAAAGAACAGATTAATTCAATCTGCAATTAATAAGGCAAATCAGAAAAGACCAGCACAAAACTCTTTCACAGCGTCTGCAGGAAATGGTAATCCGCCCAAGTCAATGCTACCATCATAGTGATACTCGCCTTAAATTCGTGCTCTACGATTGTTTTTTATATTTTGATGAAAAAGAAATTCTTGAATTAAGGATAAATATTTTAAAGGATATTGTTGAAGGTTTTATTATTACAGACGGAAATTTAACGTTTAAAGGGGAACCAAAACCCTTCACTTGTCTTGATACAATTCGAGAACTAGGTTTACCTGAAGAAAAAATACAAGTTCTTCACGTTGAATTGCCTCCTAAAGAAATAGCCCCTAATCCATGGGTACGGGAATACGCACAACGCGACGCTCTTGCTGTAGGGATGCGTTTAACTTCACCGGATTCCGTTTTTTTCTTTAGTGATGTAGATGAAATACCAAAACCGGAGGCTCTTTTAAAAGCAGTCGAAATTGCAAAAGCAAATCCAGACAGATGTGTACGTCTATCAATGCCTATGTTTTACGGAAGGGCAGATCTAAGAGTTATTGATCCAAAAGGAGATTCATCCAAACCCCCGAATAATTGGACTTGTGGCACCGTGGTTTTACACAATCATCTAGAAGAGACACCTTCGCGAATCAGAATGAGGGACAATGGACTTGTTGTAGGTAATTGCGATTGCGGTTGGCATTTCTCTTGGATGGGTGACTCAGCTCGAATGAAACGAAAACTTACATCGTTTTCTCATTGCTACGACGATATTCCTAACGCATATGCTCCTGCTTACAGCCAAGAAATGTTAGACTTTTTAGATTCTTATAAAGCTTTACCTGGAAGCACAGATCCTTTAGGTCGAAAAGATCATATTTTACAATCATACCCGCATGACCTATTACCGCCAGAGTTGTTTAAACTAGAAAGAGTAAGAAATTATCTGCTTCCCGATGGCTAATCAGATGCCCGAACAACTCCGTGAGTATTTTGCCAATAAGGCAAAGCGGGACGGTAAAGATGAAGATAAAGAACAAAAAATGAAAAAGCGTAAAGAAGCTTTGAAGAAAGCCAATAAGGTTAAAGCTGCAGGTAAAAAAGCTTAGTTTTAAATTTTAATCTCGTTGTGTAGTTCACAGAATGGCCGACCAGATCGGAGTCCGTCAACGCTTTCAAGAAATTCTTGAAGCTTCGCGGACTCAAGATAGATCCAAACAAGCGTCTACTTTAGTCGTTCTTAGTCACATCCAGCAAATGACGCTGTTGATGATTAAGAAGGGTCTGACTTTTTATTGCGAACAAGACACGTATAAAGCTAGATCTAAATTTTTGAATAGCCTTATTTCTTTAAATAAAATTGATATTCGTTTTCCTTCAATTATTCGTAATTTTTTAATTGACGGTTGTGGGTTATTTTATTTTCGACCTGACCCAAAATTAAAGTATCAAATATACTTTTTTGCTAAAGATCAGTATCGTGTTTATCATGATGTAAATGGAAACTTAAATGAAGTTGTAATTATTTATAAATATAAAATTCGTAGTAATAACATTGGGTTACCATCTGACACAACAGGATTAAATGAACGTTATGTTCGAATTTCTATTACGGAAGACCGTATATCAGAGTTTGAATCTAATACAGAGTTGAGTTTTGATCTGGAGCCAGGAGGACTCGTAAATTCTAAAAATACAAGAGAAAATACTTTAGGTTTTATACCTGCCGTAGAGGTTCTTAACAAACCAAATAGCAGCGGTACTTCAGGAGAAGGAGAATTTGAGCCCTTTATGGAACAAATTGTACTTCACGATACTTTAATTACAAATATTGCTAAAAATATTGAATTTTTTGGTAATCCAACACTTATTAGTTCGCGTCCTCGTAGTGATCTTGTCGAGGCTAGCGACTCAGATAGAAATTTCCGCCCTACAATTAGTAGTCAAAGTGGATTTGCCGGTAGAGACACACCATCAACACGAGTTAGTGAACCTTTTGGCTCTAGCGGATTAATAGGTGGTTTACGAGTACCACGTGTTATTGCAAACGTCGAACCATCGGATCGAGTTGGTTATATGACTCCAGATCCAGTAAATGGAGACATGAACCGGTGGTCTTTGATGTTGCGCGAAGAAATTCGAACAGCTTTAGGAGGAGTTGATGAAATTTCAGTTTCTGCTGGAGCAACTGCTACAGAAATTAAAGGTTTAATGGGTCGTGCTCAAGCTACAGCATTACGAAAAAATAAAAGTTTCTTAGTTTACGGTTTTTGTAAAATGTTAGAAATGATTATTTATCACCAAGAGGAAACATTTAAGGATAGTTTTGCTGCAGTGGCAAAATTAAAAAAACCTAAACCTGCTGTCGACAGCTCATCTGAGGAGACACTTCGAGTTCAGGTCGAACAACAAAAGTTTGATCAAAAGTTAAGGCAGATGATGCAAGAAGCTCTTTCGTCAGCTGCAGTTCCAAGCGGTGTTTTTGGTCTGCCGCCAGACGGTGACAGAACTGTATCCTATCGTTTTCAAGGAGATGTTTATGAAGATACCGCTTATGATATTAACCAAAAGTCAATTGTTGTACGTAATTTACAAGAATTAGGAGTAGATAGTGTTGAGGCTTTGCGTTATTTATTCCCTGATAAAACAGATGCTGAGCGAGAAGAAATGCTAAAAGGTTTTCCTTTTAGAATGATTCAACAAACTCAAAGCGCAATGCAACAATTTTTAGTATTATTATCACAGATGTTGCAAACGCCACATCCTCTCGCCCCGGATCAACCCTTAGGGGCCGATCCTAGATTAAACATAACGCCACTGTTATACAGGACGTTTGACCACCTCGCGCAAGAATTAACCTACTCGGGTAGTTATGAGCCAGCAGATCCAAGCTTCGATCCCGAGCCCGGTAGCAGCACCCCCCTTGGCGGCGCCAGCACAGGACCAGGGCTCAACCGCTTACCCGCAGTGGGTGGCACAAACCAGTACCCCGGCGGTAGCTTCGGTACCTACAGTCCAAATGCCGTTGCAGGCAACACAGGCTTCGGTCCCTTCTACCAGCAACCAGTACAACCAGTCTCCGTCCGCCTACAACCCGGGCAACCCTTGGGAAGCAGCGATGGGCAGCCTGGAGAGGGTGGTGTCCAGGATGTCACCATTCCCCAGCCAAACAGCACCGTCTCCACAATACGCGACGACGCAACAGGCTATTCCGCAGTACAGTCAGCCTTTACAGGCCCAACCTTGGGCATACCAAGCGCCTACGGCAGCCCCGACTTACTCCAACAACGTCTCTACGACCCAAACTTCCTCTCAAGTTTCTACAGGGCGCAACCAAGCCCCCCAGCTAAGCCCCGTAAGCGCTCAGGTCGTTAATCACTTCGGAATTGAAGCTCCCGGCATTCTTAATCAGTATGCTGTGACACTTGAAGACGCTCTGATTGCTCAGAACGAAAATATGAATGCGATCGCCACACGTGGTGCTGCGATGGAGCATATTCTTACCGACCCTGATCAATTAGCTGATTACACCAATAGGTTTTTTACCGAAGTGTATCCAGTAGACGCAGACGACTCTGGTTATCCTTCTCAGCAAGCAGCTTATCAACCTCGCTATGATATGCCTGCTGTCCCTGCCTCTGCTGGTCCGGTTCGCAATGATCCTGAGTCTCAGTGGAATGGTTTTTCGCAAACCATGAATCAAAATCCTGAGCAAGCGTGGCGTTATCTGAGTCAAATGAGCCCTGATGCTTTCCGTCAGAAGCTTTTATTCTTAGATGCTGCTTGATTTACGATTTAATATCTAAATTCCCCCGGAAACGGGGGTTTTTTCTATGGCTCCTTTTAAGTCAGAGGCTCAAAGACGTAAATTTTACGCAATGGCTGAACGTGGGGAGATCCCTGAAGCAACAGTCCGCAAATATGAGGAAAAAACTAAAGGAGATTTGCCCGAAAGGATTAGTGCTAAAAGAAAAAGTCAGCATTACACTAATAGTAAAAGAGATTAATCATGGTTCTCCCCATTGGACACACTCGTCGTCGCGATTCTTCAGAGAATTCAAAACTTTTAGCCCAATTAGAGGAGCTAAAGAAAGAACTTGCCTCTGTTAAACAAGAATATAAATCAGATATGGAAAAAATTGCATTAGATATTGTTACAGTAGATTCCAAAATACAAACGACAGCCGAATAGTTTAACAAGGTATACTTAAAGTAGCCCTTTTTTATTTTTTGTGGGTTACATTTCACTTGTTAACTATAAATACGACACCGGATTGCATCAGCAGCAGTCTGGACCTAATCGTGTTGGTGATGATCTTGCCTTAGCTCAAAAATATTTAGTTGTCTCAAGTGGTTTTGTTGATCCTCTTGGAAATCAAGTTTCATGGTATGGCGTTAATGACTTTGGTGCAGATTATGGACGTCCTGTTATAGGACCTCCTAACTCAGGTGCCTATGTAGTCGATACTTGGAGGGCCGTACCCGTTGCTGTTTCTGGTTATTGGTCAGACTATAACTTTACTTACTATTCTCCAAGTGGAGCAATCAGTGTTTACAACGGTTTTAGAGGATTTACAACGCAAAAAATAGCTAATGCTAAAGTTTTAACAACTTATAATCCTCCTTTTGGTATTCGTGATACAGGCGCATATACCTATTACTTCGGAGATGCTCCCTCTAGTCAATCTTACGACCCATACAATACTCCTGAGGGAAATTCATCAGATGAAGGAACTACTGGCGGAGGCGTGTCACATCCACGTCAGATGGGTTCTTTGTTAACTACTACAGCATCACCTGGTGCCACAGAAGTAACAAGAGCAGAATGGCAATACAACCCTCCCGTATATTGCCAAACTTTTACTGAAACTGTTTACGCTCAAGTTCCTGGTTTAATGGGTGCTCCGACTCGTTACATTTATCGCGGTAGGTCCTCACGTTACGCTTTTAATCTTGGTTCTATTTATGGAATTACGGGAGAGGGCATTCGTGCTTTACCCCATAGATTTAGTCTTTCTGTGAATATAAGCAATCAAAAGAATATATAGATTTGTTTTAAGTTAACAGAAAAGTAAATAACGCTATTAATACGACAAACAATATACCAACTCTATATAAATTACTTAAAATAAAAGAGTAGTTTTTCGGAGGTTGGCGTTTTGTTCGTCGACAATGATTTTCCGAAGCTGCTCGGTGCAGAACTGTACCGTCCTCACCCAGCGTATACATATGCGCCCTAAGCACGTAAGTGCTTGGTGAAAACCGCGTGAATTGCTGGAACCCCTCCGTGAGCTATGCTCTGGGGAATCAGCAGCCAAGCCGTTCTGAAAGGAACGGAAGGTTCAACGACTACCTTTGTCAATGTTTATCGAGGACGTAATCTTTCTACTCGGAACCAACTGGCTGTTTATGAGAACAAGACCCAAATCGCTAAAGTAGGTGATTGGATTATCTCTCTTACGGGGGCAACCCCGGAAGTTAGTTTTCATAAAAAGACAGGTTTGTACTTCTTGAGGTTCAACAAACGTTCTCTTAAACTATTGTGCTCATCTATTGAGGATTTTGTTCCTGAGTGCATGAAGCACAAAATTGACCTCACTTTTATTTCGGTAAGTGAGCGAGCCCAAGTGCAAAAGCAACGGGCAATAAGGAGGCACGAGTGCGCGGCGACCTATCGGGTCGATGATATAGTCTGACCTCACAGGATGGCAAACTGTGAGAACTAAAGGATAAAAAGCCTTTAGGGTAACAATGTGATGTGGTGGAGATGGCTGCAGAGCCAGTTGTAGTCCATGACTTCAGCAAGCAACCAGGCCAAACCGTGCAGCTTGATCGTTACAGATTCTGGGGAAACCCTGGAAGCAAAGAGTCACGTGAGCGCACTGCAGAGCAGACCATTGGTACTGCTAGCAGCCGCAATATTGTGAAGGATAAGGTTCTGGTGACCCTTAGGGAATACACCGGACCCGCCGACTCTAGTGATCCAACACAAGCTAGTACATTTAAGATTGCACGTGAGACATTAATTACCGCCCAACGTTTACTGTTGGATACTGGTAATCTAACTGCCTTCCATCAATCAATTGGTTCTTTAACCTTATTAGACGACTATCGTCGTTGGCGTGATCGGGTGTTCATTAATGAACTCTTGAAAGCTGTATCTAAAGGTCAATCTTCTGATATCCAAGGTGGTTACTATTACCCCGGTGATTTGGCTGTTGGTTCTTTAACCTACACCAACTCAGAGCAAGCCAAATTTGACGTTAAGGACGACCTTCTCCGCGTGGTAAAATCTCTGCGAAAGCGGAACACCCCCACTTATCAAGACGGTTTTTATCGTTGCGTTTGCGATCCTACTTTCCTGATGCACCTGCGTCAGAACAGCGATTTCCGCGAAGTGGCTCGCTACCCCGGCAACGGTCAGATTAACCCTCTCATGTCTGCTATGCAGCCTAACGCTGCTATCTACATGGGTCAGGGTTTTGGGCAAGCCTCCTTTGTGGCTGGCGAACCCATCATGCCTACCGGTTTTGTGTTTGAAGGTGTGAGATTCTTTGAATCTACCAACATGCCTTCCCAAACCGCCACAGCAAGTATCGGTGGTACTTCGACTACGTACGACAGCGCTATCGGTATGTTTTTTGGTCCTCAGAGTGTTGGCGTCGGTATCGGCGGTAACAACGCTCAAGTGTTACTTAACAACAACGACGATTTCAGTCGCTTCATCATGATGATCTGGAGCCTGTACGCAGGTTTTGAGCTTCTGAACGCTGATTTCGTTACTGTTGCCTACTCTTTCAACGTTTGAGGAGGTAACTAAAAATGACAATTAATGCTAATCAGCTTCAAGTTTCCAAAATTTATCCTGGAAACTATACAAACGTTTTACGTTATTGGCACGCCGAAAAGACGTTCCAATTCCGTAATGCGAACGATACAGAAACCACCTTCTCCAATCAACCTATTGGTGGTCCTGTCGGTGTAGTTTTTACTCCTGGTTGGATTGCTCAACAAGCTATTGGTTATGTCGACCTGTCTTTCCAAGCTTTGGGCACCACTAGCCAATTGGAATACTATACCCAGGCTTACAGCTCTGGTCTGAACGGCGCTAACAGTCCTTTCTTGAACTCTGCTGTAATCATTCCTTCGCCGGATGCTTTAAAAGACGTTCGTGCTGATATCACTGACGGGATTAAAGTTCCCTCTGGCGCTTATGTTTACCGTTTAGCTCTCCGCGTTGATGGTGGTGATGTGATCAGTAGTGGTGTTGGCGGTGGTTCTTCTACTCCAACTTTGGGCCTAGGTCCTGCTGTTGGTGTTGGTCTAAATACCACTCCTTCTGCTTCCGGATTCTTTGTTACCCTCGCTGGTAGCAGCAGCCGGATCACAAACGGTTCTAACAACACCAATAACGTTGTATTTGATAGCACTACTTTGTACCGGACTAGTGCCGAAATTCAGTATAAAGTATTCTCCGTGACCAATCTGGGCGGTTCTGCTGCTTCTGGTCTTGCTCAAGCGTCTGGTGTATTTGATCCTCGCGCTTCTAACGGACTACTTCGGGGCAAAAACAAAGCTCTGGGTATCTGCGAAGTGTGCTGGTTCCTAGCTGACGACGCTCCCTCTCGCGATGATCTGGCACTTCAACCCGCCGGTCTAGTTGAATCCAACGTTTATACCTCTACGGTTCCCGCCTGATTCTATTAAAGGTTCATATAAAACCCCTTTTCGAAGGGGTTTTTTTTATGTATACCAATATGACAACTGAAATTGAAATTTATTAGTAAAATAATCGTAGATATTGCTCACATAATGACCCCAACCACAGCCCAAAACGTTTTGTATAAACCTAGCGGAGTTAAAGTTGAAATTTTAAGCGAGCATGATGAAGGTGAGTACAAAATGGTGAGATCGACCACTACTGGGAAAGTATTTTTTGCTCATAAAGGCCAAATTGAAATTGTAGAAGGTACAGAAGATAAAAAAGATGCAAAACCCGCCTTAAAACGCCGTGGACGTCAAATTATTCAACCAGAAATTCCTTATGAGAATCGAATTAATATAAACGTAGCTACTCCAGAGTTATTGACTCAAGTTCTTAAAGGAGTAGGAGTCAAAACTGCTGTTGAAATTAAAGAATTACAACAATCTATGCCTGGGGAGCGTTTTACAAAGCTAGAGCAGCTAAAAGCTATTACTCGAGTTGACTGGGATGAGGTCTTTGCTGCTGGTGTTGTGTATGTAGAGTAATTTAAATTTTTATTTTGTAGATTAGATAGAATAAAAATATCTAGTTTTTAAATAAATGTCTCAATTCTCTCAACAAGAACTTGAGCAAATTCAAAGTTATTTAGCGCAACAAGGTGTTGTTTTTCAAGCAACTACCACTGATGCGACAAAACGAGAAATAATTTATGCTGCAATAAATCAGCTAACCCGTAACCCCGCTCAAACTTTTGGATATAGGCTTGACGATTATAACTTTAGTCGCTGTGCATATCACCTTGGATATAACATCGCCACGGTGCCTGCTGGAGACTACGCTCGTCTTTTAGAGGCTACAAGCAGCATCCCATCCGAATTTTATTATGATAAAATTGTTGGTCAAATTGAACGTTGTGAAGAAGCCGAACGTTTAACTGAACTTGCTACCGGAAGAGCTACTAGCCGCCAAGAAACAATTTTTGGTGATGTTAGTCGTTCAATTAATATTCAAGATAAGAGAGAGACAGCAAGGATATGGCGAGAAAATTACCACTTCGAATGTGATCGTTTAGCTCATATGCTTTATGTGCCTAATTATAAGGACCCTGTGACTGCGCGTTATCGTTACGAACGTAGTGGGGGAGAGTTTATTCAAGCAATACCTGGACCTCCGGATACAGCGAGGGCTGACAGAATCTATTTTTACACTAAATGGAGGTAAGCGCTATATTAAAACAAGAACTAATCTTGTTTTAAGTGGAACCTAACGTAGCTAGCGCTTTAAAACTCTTTTTAGACGGTGTTAAACAAGGTTCTTTATTTACTCGCAGTGGAGCTCCGCAGAATTTTACTGGAAGAAGACAGCCTTTTATTGCGTACGACCCAATACCTGTAAATACAAGAAGCACACCAACTCCTTCTTCTTATAGACCTTCTGTTTCTCCAGGACAATTAGGTTTTTTTGATATAGTAAAAACTTCTTCGCCAAATCAAACCTCCGGTGATCCTTTAGCTAGGTATGGTGCTCTAGCTAGGTATGGTGCTATAGCCCCTTCTGAGCCTGGTCCTTTAGCTAGGTATGAAACCCCTCCCGGTTCCGTTAAACCTTCTGTTTCGACAGGTAAATATCTGCCTGGCACATCAATACCTAAAATTATGGGAGGCACATCAATACCTGGATACATACTTCCTTTTCTTGGAAAACAAAAGTTACTAGATTCCTTAATGCTTGTCCTTTCTTTAGGAGGTAGTCAAAAAATGTCACCAACTAGTTTAGGGTATGCGTCTGAAAAAGAGATGAACCAAAAAATAAACCAACAAAAGTTTTTAGAGTCTGGAAGATATATACCAGGGGATCAACAACGGCGTATACCCCCAGCACCACAAGATTTATCTGATAATCAAAGGGCAGATACTAACAGACCTAGAGTGACACCTCCAGCACCACAAGATTTACCTGATAATCAAATGACAGATACTAACAGACCTAGAGTGACACCTCCTACATTAACAGATAATTTAGCAATACCTCCCGCACCCTTTACTCAATTCTTTGCGGACAATTCTAATCGCCTTAGTCCAACAGCAATGGATCTTGCTACAGCCACGGGTGGGGTACGAACTCGCGATTTAGGTTCTCTTACTTCTGGATTAAATGTAGCAGATTTAGAAAACCTTCTTAACAACGTGGCTTCGGCTCAAGCACTGTCAAATTCTCCAAGTTTTATGGCGGGTAATCCTTTCATAGGCACTCCAAAAATAACGCTCAATGGAGCACGAGATCAAGCTGTTAATGAACAAAAACAACAATATGCAAAACAAGATATTCCTAAAGGAATAACTGATGAACAACGAGATTACGTTCTGACCCTACGAGCACAACAAGCTGCTGGTAAAGTTTTACTACCTGAAATTCTTAAAAACTTAGGTTACTCAGCTCAAGATCCTGCTACAAGAGATTTAGCTATGTGGGCTGAAGCAAATCCAGGACTTGCTCTTGCTGTTTACAATAAACAACTAGAACGAAATTTAAATAATCGTTCTAACTTTCCTTCACCAAGTGAATTAGCTCCTCAAGATCAGCTAAACCAACAGTCATCAAGCAACGTAGAAGGAACAATGGTAAATTCTCCTATGGGAGCTGACTTAGCCAAAAATGCTGTGGCTAATAGTCATTATAATGCCGATGCTTTTGTTTCCGGAAGCCAACTTTCAAATGAGCTTGCCGACGCCACGCAGCCATTGGTTCAACCAACTTTGCAAACAGCTGAGCAATTTATAGACCAAACTTCTGAGCGTGAAGAGGCGGCCGCAAAAATTTCTGATGAAATGCTTAGAAGGGCAATGGAACTCAAACTAGGTAAGATATCAATAGGTCCCTCTTTTTATGGTGAGTAATTCAGGAGTAACACTATGGCACTAGATGATTTTGATTTTTCTGTTGGTTCTTACTTAAGTCCGGTAGATTCTCAACAATTTGGTGTAGCTCCTACAGATTCTTCTAGAGAATTTAGCTTTAGTCCTGACGCTCAAAAACAAGCGTACACTTCTGGTCTTGGTATTGATACTACTAAGTATAATCTTAATAAAACCAAACCTAACAATATTGATTGGCTTAAAGTTTTAGGAATGGGAATGGGGGTGGCCGGAGATATTATTGGAGCCACAAAGGGGATAAAACCTTCTTATTCTTCAGCGTTGCTTTCACGTATGAGTGGAGATGGTTTGACTGATTATTTAAACTCTGACCCCTCTAAAACTTCTGGTTTAGCTTCTATCTTTGCTAAGTTGTTTAATAAAAATTTTGGTGAATATATAGAAGCGGCCATTACTCGTTCCCCGATGGCTTAGCAATTATGCGCTAGACTTTGAGCGAAACCATTAGATGTATAGGGCATTCGGAGTTTTAAATGGCTTCTACTTCCACAAATAAACAACCTTGTCTTATTGATCGCCCTTTTTTAAGAGGAGCAAAAATCAATAATGGCACTTCAACTGTAGATCCTACAAATCCTTCATTTTCAAACTTAATTCAGCTTGTTCGTGTGGGCGATTTACCCACTGAGGATGCCGCTCTAGTTGAAGATATTTTTCTAATTAGTAATGAAGGATACCCAAATAACGGAGGTAGACGTACTTGTGAGTTAATTTTTTATGTGTACGCACCGAACCAATCTGCACCCTCAACTTCAACAGCGTTGATGATTTCCAAGGTTGAGGTGGGTTTAAGTGGTGCTACTGAAGGTAATATTCAAAGAATTGAATTACCAGCTATAAATGCTCCTGTGCCTGCTGTTGGAGATACAACTCTTCTTCGTCCTATTGAAGTTGGTAAAGGAGAAGGGCTTTACTTAGAAAAAGGATACATACTTTGTGTTGGTTATATAGGCGACGGACCAGCCGCAGTTTCCGGAGGGTTGAGTCCGTCAGGCATTACTATCTTCGCACAAGGTGGGTTCTATTGATCCGTGTCTCGCAAAAAAGGTTCTGACAGTTTCTCCTTTAAAAACCAAAAGCCACTTGACTCTTTTAAACCAATTTCAAACATTGTTGGTGCTGACAATAAATCTCAACTTATAAATGCATTACCTTTTAAACGTAGGTTTAGACCTGCAGTTGGTACAAAAAACTTTAGTATTTTAAGTGATTATAATTACGCTTCTCTTTGGGTTCGTTGGCGCCGTGGTTATGAACTAAGTGTTTATGCACAAGGTGCCTATAGTGGTTTAGTTTACTCTTCTTTTAAATATTATGTCTCTGGCACCGAGGGGGTGGGAGGTTATATACCGGGATTGTTTTTTGTTTATCCAACACGTCGTGCCGATACCAGAATGCACATGGTAGGTATCCGACCCCGAGATACATTCAACTTCTTAGATTTTGGTATAACAATTCAATCCGTAACTCAGCATAACGCTACAACATATGCTGTTGTCTTAAGTCAACGATTTGGTTCTCCTATTTCTTTTTTTGCTGGTGAAGTATTATCTAATAGATTTAGAAATGATGGTAGTGAAAAAAAATTTGGATACAACAACTATACGGTTGTAGCGGTGGGACTTGATGGAGTAATAACAACTCCGAGCTTGAATCCAAATTTTAACACATTATTTCTTTCTTTTTCGGAAGACGCAAGCTGGTCCGTGGTTGATGCTAATACTATTGTCGTTCCTGCTACCGGCCCTCCTTTAGCAGGTGAATTTTTAAGTACAGAAATTAGAGTTCAATGTTCTTGTCAAGATTTTTTAAGTAGAGAAAGTTTTAATTTTTATAATCTTTCTTTAAAACAAAAGTATCCTTATACCCAAGTTTTAAATATTGACCCAGGTTTTTTTGATGCAGGTCCTGATGCTCCAACTCGACAAGTTTCTTCTGCTGACTACCCCGGATATGTAAGATCGTTTGGATTTATTTATTTAAATAAAATTTATACGGAACCATTGTATACGGACACGGCTAATTATTCCGATCCAAATTTGTTTTATTTTCAACCTAGATGGTGTAAACATATATACGCTTCTTTTTGGGATATGCAGCGAAGATTTAATTTGTTTGATGTTACATCTTCTCGATTACCGCAACCGAATGATGAGCCAATGAATGAATATTATCGTGAAAAATTTGAAATTGATTTAAAAAAACAAATGAGTGATTTGAAACTAGAAGAAGATCTTGTTTGGTGGCAACGTTATAGTCCTTCTTTAGGCGGGCTGTCAAAGCATTTACTTTATTCTGATAAATATAATATGATTGCCAAAACGTTAAACTTTGGGCAATTAAACGATTTTTCCGAATTACAAGATACAAATTTTGAATTGTTTACGATTGAAACGTTCAATCCATTAAATCCTAGTGCTTTACCTCAGGATATTTACGATGGAGGAACATATGCTAATGGAGTTATTATTACCGGCTTTTCAAACAGCATAGATGGAGGTCAGTATAATAATAGTAATCTAGTGCCCTCTTTTTCTCCCCTCTCATTTATAAACGGAGGAACTTACTAAAATGACTTCAACGCCAGTTACGATTTTATCTAAAAGATCTGGTAACGCTTCTGATAGACCTAGTGGAAATATTTTAGTAAATGGTGAACTCGCAATAAATTTTGGTGCAGCTGACCCTGGAATATATTTTGAGGATTCTGCGGGAAATGTCGTCAAAATCGGACCTACTCCCTATGGGGTTACCGCGCCTAACGCTGTGCCTGTAGGTTTGGCAGGAAACTCACCGGGTGAATTATGGACAGATGCGACCGGAGGAGATCCTTACTTAAAAGTATGGACCGGATCCGCGTGGACAAAAGTTTATGCTGGTTTTGCAGATACAGCAGCTTTTGCTACTCAAGCTAATTCTTGCATAATTGCAAGTGGAGCAATAACAACATCCGCCACCACAGCAAACACTGCACTTTTAGCCAGCGGAGCAATTCTTGCTAGTGGAGCAAACACTGCACTTTTAGCCAGCGGAGCAATTCTTGCTAGTGGAGCAAACACTGCACTTTTAGCCAGCGGA